TTTGCGGCTTGCTGATATTTGTCTGGTGCGGAGGCAGAGCCCAAATGTTTCTGGAGCGCGGCGAGAGCACCTTCGGCGTTGTCGCCTTCGATCCTATAGCTCTTCCCGTCCGGGGCTTCGATCCGAAATGTGGGCATCAGTCTTCCTGATGAATCACGTAGCCGTCAACCTTAACTGGACCTGATTTAGGTGCGCCTGGTGCCGGATACCCAACAGGCGCCGCGCCCTGCCCCTTCAGGAAGCGGGAACGCATCTCGTCGCGGACCTTCTCAGGCGACGCCAATGCCGCCTTGATCTCCTGCTGCATCATGCCGACCGCGGCATCAAATTGCCCGCTAGACCATGCGGCGCTTAGAACCTCTCTCGCGTGTTCCTTGTCGCTGACTGTTCCAGTGCCAGTTGGGCTAATTGCGCGGGCATAGAGGTTGACGAGCGTATTGATGCCGCCGCCGAGCCTAACGACATTTGGATCGCCTGTTTTCGTCTCATAAGCGAGGATGATCTTGTTGAGATCTGGATAGTTGGTGCGCGAAACGGCCTTGGATGCTTCCTGCACCACAGGAAGGACTTGATTGAACTCGGTCGCCGCCATTTCGATATTGGCGCCTTTGGTGCCGACCGTCCGTTGTCCGGCCTTCACGCCGAAGAACTCAGCATTTCGCAATGCCTGCTCGGAGCCAGAGACCCCTTCTTCCTTATTTTGGCGCACCATCTCCTTACGGAGACGGACAAGGTTCTGCGGACCCTGAGCTCCGCGCCCAATGTTAGTGAAAACAGAGGTATCGCCAGCACGTGCCTGCTTGGCCATTTCAGAGATTGTGTCGTCGTCGAGCGAAACGCCGGGACCTTCTGCCTCTATCTTGCCCTCTTCCTTGGCCTTCGTAATCGCCTTTAGCGTGGCCGGATCAGCCGGACTGCCGGAAACAGGTCTAAATTTCGTGGCCCCCTCAACCTTGCCGAAGTCAGGATTGACCTCGTAGTTGTCTGGCGGCATCTGTGCCGCCGCACGAGTTCTCGCTGCCGCCACACTCTCAATATAAGCAGGATCAGCCGGCCCGATCGGGCGGAAGCCGCCAGGAACGCTGGGATCACGAACGAAATTGGTCGGTGTCGGATCATCGGCACGATCAGCGGCGCGCTTCTGGAGCTCATAGGAAGCGGACCAATGTTGATCAGCAACCTTATCCCGCGCCGCCTGACGAGCATCCTGAGCCGCCTGCCGAGCCTGTTCCTCCTGCCGATTGCGCAGATTGATACCGAGCTGCGCAAGCGACAGATCACCCGACTTCAGAAGCGTGTCAGCATCAGCCGCACCGCCCTGCCCCAGGTTCGCAAGAGTCTGCCGGCGAATGGCATCCGCACGGCCTTGCTGATAGATCTGTGGAAGTTGCCCGAGAGCCGAGAAATCGACAGACGGTACGGTCAGCTCAGCCATCTATTGGCCTCACGTATAAGCCGGATAGGTCCGGCCGCCATAATTGATAGTGCTTGCCACGCCACCGCCGCCGCCGCTTCCTCCGCCAAGCAGAGAAGTGCCGCCGCTAAGCGCACCTACACCAAGCTTCGCCAAGTTCAGCCCGAGGCCCCACAGGTTGCCAGATCCCTGCATCTCAGCATTCGCAGCCTGCGTGTTCTGGTTGGCGACGCCGTTTGTGGTGTTGGTGCCAAGATTGGCGATGTTCGCAGCCGTTCCGGTATAGACCGGGGCCTCAGATGCAATTGAGCCAGCCTGCCCTCCGGTTGCAGATAGCTCCGGCGAGACATATCCGTTCAGGCGATCTAGCCAAGAGCCATATTCCTGATTCGCCATGTTGCCAGCGCGGTCTGAGAGAGCGGCCAGCGTGTTTCCGCCGGCCACGCCGCCAGTCGCATTGTTGTTGCGCAGGACGCCTTGCAAAGCCTGATCGACGTTCCACTGATAGCCGGGTCCGGCCTGGAATGCACTGGTGGCCCGCGCATTGCCTTCAGGGCCGTTTACGCCAAGAGCATCCAGCGCCAGCGACGATGCCTTCCCGTACTTGCTGGCAAGGTCGCCATAGAGGCCAGCAGACTTATCAAGCGCACCGATGGCGCTGTTCTGGCCCTGCTGAAGCGTTGCAGTGCCGGTCGCCTGGTTCTGCTGGAGAAGCTGCTTGTTCTCTTCAGCGGCCTTCTTAGCACTATCGCCCGTGAAAATGTCAAAGATACCCATCAGCCAGGCTCGTATTGTTTGGTGGTCGCGTTGTATTTCATCGTCTGCGTCGAGGTCGGATCAGTGTTCGCGACCTTCACAGCAGGCAGGTTTTGCATGATCTGCTTTAGCCGCTCGTAGCCATAGATCGTCGGCGTCCCGTCAGAATTGAACCACTGCGCATCAGGGGGGCCGACATCTAGCTTCATGCGGCTTGCAGCTCCGTAGCCATCTCACCGCCCATCAAGCCGAAATGGACAGGGCTAGACTGGCGCACCTTGATAATCCGCCCCTGGGACTTCGATCGGCCGCACTGGTTGATGCGAATGCGTGTCTTGCCTTCGGATTGCCGTCCGACCTTGCAAACGCGCGGCGTGCTGAAGAGTAGCCCACCATTATCAGACCATGAAATCTCAATATCCGGGTCCGTAGCGATCGGGTCTGTCCCGGTCGCGATGCCCGTACCAACCGCCATGTCAATCCAGATCGAGGGAACGCGGATCTGCTCCGGGAATTTCTGGATCGGCTTCGACCAAACTTCCGAAATCAGCGGGCTGCCGACCTCGTCATAAGCAGCGTTGGTAATCTGAAGCAGATTGCCCGTATCAGTATCGCCGCACAGCCACTTGCTGAAGGCGTAAATTGAGCCAGTCGAGCGCGACCGCAAGCCGAGATACTTCGTCTTTTCGTGCCACCAGCTCGTTGAAGTATTAAGCACCCAGGTCCAGGCCGGGCAGGAGATTTCAACAAAGCCATGACCGCGCGAGATATAGGACGACATCTCGATCGTAGTCTTGTCCGCGACGGCTTCGATCAACCCGTCAAGATCCGGCGGCGAAACAGGCGTCGGCGTCAGCCCATCTAGCCGATAGACCTTGTTGTCATCGCCGATGAAGTGAGGGCCACGCCCGAAATTGTCCTCATAGCCCGTCACGCAATACGGCCCGGCAATACCTCGCGGTATGCTGGTGACGCGAGCTAGCGGGAACGGCGAAGTTCCGGCGTCCGAATAGATGCCGATCGCCTTGTTACCGAATGCCAAGAGGCGATCCGACCAGGGAATGACTCGGACTAGACCGCCAGAGGCTTGCTCAGTCGTGAACGACAGCGCGTTGACCGATGTGGAGTTGAGATCAGACGCCCAGATCTGCCCAGAACCCGTGCTGAAGATAAAATAACCGTGGAAGGGGCAAACCGAGTTGACAGACGGCAAGTCGGCATCAGGAGACGAGTTCGTGACCGTTGACGGGGTGAACGTCGCGATATTGCCGTCAGGGTCAACGAAGATCTTATCAGGCGTCGCCGCGTTGTTTTGTGCGAAAAACCCAATCTTGGTGCCGTTCAGATTCCCGACGTTAGTGGAAGCGCCGCCCGAACTCGTCCACTTCTCCAGCTTGCCATTGAAGGCCGCATAGAGCGTTCCGGCCACGAGGATTGACCCGCGATAACCAGAACGCGAGCTGGTGCCGAACGATGACAGCCCAGGAACGCGATGGATGACATTGTCAGCTCTCGCCCCCGGCCCCATCGGTTCGGCATAGCAATTGATCAGCCGTCCCGCGCCTTCGCTTGGCTTTAACCCAGGCGATGTCGAGAACGGCCAGACGATCGCGACCATTAAAAATAATCCGTCTGCAACGGAGCATAGGTCGGCTTCGTCGCGCTTATGCGCCGCAATACGCCCTGATCGCGGTCCTTGGCCTGATCGTTAATCGGAGAGCCAAAGCTTGGTCCGGCGAAGTTTGCCAGAAGTGCGGCCAGCGGCAGGAAAATTTCTGCTTCGATCTCCCCACTGGACGGAGTGTCGCTCGTGCCAGCATCTTGGACATAAATAACGCTGTCAGCCGCGAGCTGATCGACAAGCGGGTCAACCAGATTATCCAGCGTGTTATAGTCCTCGCTGGACAGCGCCTCTCCTGGCTGAACGAGGCCGAGATTAATCCCGGCCCGTTCAATCAGTTGCGATCTGGTCTTGGTGTCGGACATCAGACTTCAGACGCTTCCGCTTCGTCGTCGTCAGAGCGAACGCCATCCACCTCATAGAACGGATTAGCCTTGGCCTTCTCGATCATGCGGGGATTGTCGATCTCGACAGGCTCGCCCTTGATGAATTCGATCCCGTTCCAGGTATTCTTGCGCGGGCCATTGCCTTCCTCGTGTAAATGATCCTCGCCGAGCCAGGTGACTTGCGCGGTAACGCGCTTTTTCGGTCGTGCCATGATTGCTCCTATTGAAAGAAAAGGCGGCCCCGAAGGGCCGCCCTGGTCATTTATGCGAACGGCGTTGCGAGGGTGCCGGTCGCAGTACCCCAGATCACCATCTGCCAGACACCAGAGGCGATATCCTGGAGCTCGATAACGTCTCCAACGATGCCGCCAGTGGTGGTGCCGTTGAGGGTGGCAGTCACCGCGTTGTTCTTCGTGAAGCCCTTCATGGCTCCCGAAGCGTCGGTTGCCGCGACATGCGAAACTGCAATCGCAGTGTCGCTGCCCTGAGTGGCAATGACGTAGTTATTCGAGGTGACGGTCGTCTTCACCAAGAGGTAAATCGCGACACCTGAACCAACCGCGGGGGGCAGCGTGACAGTGAACCCGCTTGCCGTATTGAGCAAGAAAGTCACATTGTTCGCGCTGTAATCAAGGGTCGTGCTCGCAGTCAGCGTCTGAACACGGGCCTTGTAGTTACCGGGGCCGGCGTCGGAAATCCGAGCACCGCTGTTAAGAGAAGTAACGCCAGGCATTGTTTAGCTCTCCTTAGTCAGCCGGGGCAGCAAAGAAGCCAGTCGCAACGGCGCGCTGCACCAGCTTGGTGCCACCCGTCAGAGCCGAAGGCTTGGTGAAGATTTTCGAGATGCCGTAGGCCATCTCAATGCCGGTGCCGGTGATGAACCCGTAATCATCTTCCTTGCGGAAGGTGGGACGAGCCATCTGACCCCAGGCCATCGCCGCCGCCTGCTGGCCGCAGAGGAACACTGGCTCGACACGGGCCGAGGAAGTGCCGGCCGTCTTGAGCTGCGTCCAGACGTTGGTGACAAAGTTGGAGATTTCCGGGACTTCGCGCACGATCACACCGTCATAGATCTGATCGCCGTCCTGGAAGAGCGGGTTGTTGTCCATCCCGCGGCCTTCACGGGCGCGAGCGGAGTAGTTGATGACCTTCAAGTCGCTCTTGATGTCACGGAACGGGTTGGTGCCGGCGAACGCCACGAAGTATTCATAGCCGTCCTTGGTCTTGAACGGACGGATCTTCGGAACCGCGTTCATCGCGATACGCTTCAGCAGCGAAAGGTTGTTCGCCGTGAACGTATCGTTGGTAGTATCGCAGTTCGCGAGCGCAGTTGCGAACGTGGCGTTGTAGTTCGAGGTCGCGTTGCCGTAGAGCACGCGGTCGGAGTTGTCCGAATTCCACGTATTCTTCTGGGCCGTGGTAGCGTCCTGGAACAGGATGCCGTTGACACGCTGACCGGCAGCGGAGCCGAGGCCAGACGGAGCGGACTCGGACGGGAGCGCCATCAGGGCCGAGATGATCTCGTCGCGCTGAAGCTCCTTGCCCCAATCCGACAGGAGCGGCTTGGCCTGGGCGAAGATATCGGCCGAGTCACGCTGCTTTTCTGCCTTGTTGGTGACGACAGCATTGCGAGCCCAATCGAGCCAGACGCGCATACCGTACTGATCGATCTGCTCTTCATTGCCGACGAGCGTACCAGAACCAACCGCGGTTCCGGTGAGACGACCAGTGATCGGAATGTTCATCTGTTCGCCGCCGTTCTTCAGCTCCATCCGAAGCCGGATGATGCTGTTGACGGCTTCGCCCATGTAGGGCGAGAACATATTCTCACGCACGTACTCTCGATTGATTTCCTGCGTGAACTTGATGAGCTTGTTATTGCTCTGGGTGGTAGAGAGAGCCATTTTGACCTTTCCGCGCTCTCACTCGCCCAATAAAAAACCCGCCTCGAAAGGCGGGTGACGTAGCGTCTATGGGCGAGATTTCAGCGCAAAGCGTTGGCGAAGAGACTTTCGTTTGAAAAGTCGCCGCCCTCCTCCAGAGCCGGCGCCGCGGCTGCGGCCCGGTTCAGGGAAGGCGGGACATTGAACACAGGTTTGGCCTTCTCTTGCGAGGTCGCGGGCTGAAGCTTGGCAAGCAGCTCGCTTTTGAACTTTTCGTCCTTCAGGGCCTCATCCAGCGTGCGCTGGAAATAGGCCTGCGGATTAAGGCTGGCTTCCCGTTCGGCATACCAGCGCGCGATGTCCCCATAAGGGTCCATCGATTGCTTGACTGCCTGCACGACCGCAGCCGCTTGCGGATCGCCGGATTTGGCCGCCCGATCCAATGCACTGTAGGCTTCCGTAAGCCGTTCCTCGCCGTGCTCCTTGATGGCGAATGCGCGCGACCAGTGTTCAACCGTCGTCGCAAGTCGCTGCTCAATCGGAGAAAGCGCTTCCTGCACGTTGGTCCGGACGAATTCGTCCGGCTTTTCGAACAGGTCGGGCTTTGGCGCAGGTTCGGTCTTGGGCTGCTGCGTTTGACGCTGGAACGCCGCCAGTTGCTGGCGGAGTTGGTCGCGCTCTTCACGCAATTCACGCAAACGCCATGACGGGATCTGGCCTTCATCCTTCGGCTCAGGCTTGGCCTGGTCCTCGGGTTTGGCTTCCTTGGCCTCTTCCTTTGCAAAGCGGCCTTGTTCGTCACGGGCGCGCGTATCGCCCTGCTCCTGTTGTTCGGGCTCCGGTGCTTCCGTCTCCCGCACTTCAGGCGCTTCGTCGCTCAGTGCAGAGTTGAAAAGTTCCTCGTTAGAGATTTCCATTTTTCACCTGTTCGCCGTCTCGTGGCGCATACGAATGCCGGCATTTCGCTGCCAGCGTGCGGATAGTCTTGAACCTATGTCGCCGGTTCTTGCGATTTCTGGGTCTGCGCGAGCTGCCGTTCATAGGCCTGCCTGTCGCGCTGCACAGTCTGATTGTGCTCGAGATGATCCATCGTCGCGTCATGCGCGGCCTGATGCGGCGCGATGAAGGTTTCCATGTCGGTTCGGTCAGCCTGGGCGTTCTTGTGCCGGGCCGATGCCAACGTATCCTGCACATCGGCATAGGCCTGGGCATTCTTGATCGCAGGATTGATGCCATCGCCCTGCTCCGGAGCGTCTGGCATCCCCTCAGACCGCGCCTTGGCCGTGTTTAGGAGGGCCCTAGACTTGGTTTCGTCCACCTTAGCAGCTTCGCCCGCCAACTGTATTTGCTGTGCCTGCTGAGCCACTGGATTGGGCTGGCTGGCCTGCGCTGCCGCATCGCGATATGCCTTCTTGGCGCTGGAATCGATCGGCGAGCTGTCGATCAGGATCCCAACCAGAGCCCGCATTTCCGGCGGCGTGAGCGCATTCGAGATCCGCGGCATCATCTGCGACAAGGCATCGTATAGGTCGGCCTGCGCGTTGACGTAATCCGGGCCCTCATCAAGGATGATATCCACGTCGAGCGAGCCGAGCGGGTTCATAACGACCGGCCGGCCGAACTGATCCTGCGCCTGCTTGTTGATCGCAACGAACTGCATGACCTGCTGATCGTCGGTCACGCGGATGTAGCGCTCGCCCGACCAGAATTTCTGCACCGCGTTAAAGATCGCGCGATAGACGCGAAGTTTCCAGCCGCGATAGCCGATGATATAGGGCCCGAGTTCAGCCATGCCGGCCTGCTGGAGCAACGCAATCGCCCTGCCCGACTGGTTGCTCTGATCACCGATCAGAGCTTGGTTCGGGCCGTAGTTTTCGAGCTCCGCGACGGCATTTTCCATCAGCTTGAGTTGGCCGGCGAAGTCGATCGACTGATCTTCCGCCTTGATGCCGGCGTTCACATCTTGCGAATTGACGACCACTACACCGTCAGGCCGCGCCCATTCCCTCCGCACCGTCTCGATATTCTCAACGGCGCCCTGCGTCATGATCAGGCGCCGGGAATTGGCAATGTGGAGCGCCTTGGACCGCCGGCTATTGTACTCGTCCTGCGCGTCCTTCATGTTCCGGACGAAGCCGTAGCGGTCGCCGTCGTGATCGACGTTGGCCGAGAACATGATATATTTGCAGTACGTCTTGCCCTTGGAGTCGGTCAGATAGCTCTGGCCTTCCATCAGGATCGAATAGCCCGTGAAAATCGCATAGCACCAGCCGCCGCGGTGCTGATACCAGATCTCGATCAGGCGAACGAGGCGCTTGGATCCAACCTCAGTAAACCAGCGCTTCTCGCGATCCGGGTTTGAGCTAAGCTCCGAGGAATAGGTACCGACAGCACGCAGCTCATCCTCATGATCCGGAAACAGATCAATCGCGGCGTCGAGGTCCATCCACTTGCCGACACCCATGTACCGAGCATCGGAGAAATCGCCCCGATAGGACCGCGGATCGTAGAAGAACGAATCCGGCTCAACGATCTCGAAATCAACGTCGTTGTCGCCCTGATCGCCTTGGATGATCTCAAGCTCAATGCCGCCGATGCCGTCAACTGCACCGTCTCGAGCTACTTCCGGGCTCTTGGCCTTCCATTCAGAGTCGTCCAGCACGTAGCGCAGGACCGCTGTGGCGAGCTCGGCGCCCTGCTCCTCATGCGGCGTGCGCGGATAGGCCTTCGGATCCTGCCTAAGCCGCTCCAGCAGACCCACAACGCCGTCAATCTTCCGGCCGATGCGATTGAACGTGACAACCGGCTGCTTGCGGTTGTTCAGCGCCTTGATCTGCTTTTCGGTCCAGTGCGCGCCATGGTAATATCGCCGCGCCGACTTCTGCTCTTCGATTTCCTGGGTCTTGTTGAACAGATAGTCGAGATAGGCCTTTTTGCAGCGCCCAACGTCCCAATAGCCGTTTTCTGCCCGCTTCGGCGCGTCAGCGCTTGAGGACGGCCCGGATACTGGCGTTGTTGAGGTTGAGTATCCGGTGTCCATCAGTAGCTCTGCCAATCTCCAGCGGCGTTGTCAGACTCGTGCGGGCGATAGCCGGTCACGTTCTTTGGTTTCTCAGGCTTCTCAGGCTTGCTGCCGTTCAGCATCCGGTCGAGCAATTGGCCGACGAGGCCGAGCGCATCGACCTGATCGTCATGCTTGCCGGCTGGGAAGCTCAGCAGCTCAGAACGCAAGTCCGCGTACCAATCCGCCTTGGTCGGCACGTAAAGGCCTTCCAGCGCCATGCGACCGCGAATAGACTGCGCTCTAACCGCCTTATCCCCGCGCGTCGGAAACTGCTCCCGAACGCACCAGGCTTGCCGTTCCCGCTGCCTGCGATCGATGTAAGGCCCCACGCCAGCCCTAATCTGGCCCTGCTCCTCAGCCCAAGCTAACGGCTTCCATTCTTTGACGAGGTCGCAGAACGCTTCGACCCATACGTCCGATGATGCCTGCTTGCGCCAAAGATCAAGCAGATACATGCGACCTTCAGAATCAAGTCCGACAACCACATGGCAGGTAAAATCCCCTCCATCTGCGGTTACGGCATAGTCGCTGCCGCCGTAGATCTTTAGCGTGTCGCGTGCGGGCGGCTTCTCGTATGGTCGCAGCCATTCAGCTTTGAAGTAATCGCCGTCTTCCGGTGCTGGTCGCTGCTGATAAAGCGCCGACCAGTCGCGAGGGCCGACCGCTCGACGTTTCCGCGCCAAGGCATCGTCATCTTCCCATTCCGGCCATAGCGGCTGCCCAATAGCGCGCCCGAGAGGATCACCCTCCTCTGCCAAGGCAGGGAGAGAAATAACCTCCCAGCGGTCGCCGCCGGCCTTCATATCCTCCAACAAACGGCCAGCTAGATCGTCTTCATGCCAGCGCGTCTGGATCAGGACTATGCGTCCGCCCGGCTTAAGTCGAGTGTA